CTTGATGAAGTCTCTGTGTATTTGTGCGTGATCAAACGCCTCGTGAATCATACGCTCACCCAAGATGCTATCGTAGATACACGGTTCTACATCTCTAATCAGGTAGCCAGGTGTAATGACCTTGGGTTTGACAGAGAGACTTGTGAGGAGGTCTTGATAGTCACACATTTCGGAGATAACAACGACCGCATAGCCATTGTTTGCGTAGCCATATTCAATCGTCGTACGGTAATCATCCGTCGTATCCGGGGTAATAACACTCGTAATCTTTGAACTTCTCGCGAGACCTGCATATATAGCCAATTTACTATTGTGTCTCCCTGGAGCCTCTAGGAATACAATAGAGTCTGTGGATGTCGCTTCAATGAACGCGCAATCAATGTATCTGGCAAGTTCTTGAACTGCTGTTTGAAAGCCAATGGACTCTAAACCGTGAATATCATTAAACACTGTCTTGGCGATTCCGATAATATTTGTATGCACGCGGTCATCAAGGGCCAAGTCTCTCGCAGATTTCATAGACTCGTTTCCGCAGATACAGTACAGGCGGTCATAGTCTCTCAACGTATTGACTGCCTTGTCGATATCGACGTAATCATAGGACGTTTTTAAGAATGTCCCAGGTCCGTCATCGAGATATTTATGTTCAAAATATTCTTGAATATTCGCATTGAGACCTCTGAACCCACCGTTGAAGCCATAGACCTTATTTCCTTGGTTCTTTTCACGAAGGGTGATTGACCGGATGAGGGTGTTGACACCCGGGCAGACACCACCAGCGGTGAGGATACCAATATTCATTTTATAAATCTATTGTTCTACATTTTTAAGTTTGTAATTGTCTTCTTTACCATACACCAGTTTCTTATACAATTTGTTTAAAACTGGGTGAAGCGCATTTCCATTTTTAGTAAAGTCTGCCACACCTGGGAACATACATGACAGTCGTCTGTAAAAAAGAGTGCTTTTCATAGAAGTTTCTTTGGTTGCATCACCAACTTTGTAATACTTATGAAACTCCTTCAAATTATCTAAATCATCTTTGTGTATTATTTTCATTTGAATTCGTTTGTTGTCATTTTTTGTATTAATTGAACCAGAATGAACAAGGTCGGCGTCAAACAGAATAGCCTGACCTGGTTTGCATGGAATACTTTCCAGTGGGTTTGATAGGTAGATTGCATTCCTCTCTTTGTGACTTCCAGGAATAATATCAAGACATGCTTTCATTGGTTCAAGATAGAATATAATTGTATATGATGGGTATTTATTTTGTGGTGTAAATACACTTCCATTTTCGTCGCGGTGACAGGTTGAAATACTTGACTTTTCTATTGTGAAAATATAATCCATAAAAACGTAGTCTTCATTCAACACTCGCTTTATTTGTGTCAGTAAACCACTATGATTGTGGATAAACTTTTGGGCGTCCAGATACTTCTTAGAGTTTATGAGCCCCAAAATGTAGTTGACTTCACTCTCACTGAAAACATCAAGAAGTTTGTAGCCCGTATCACCACCCACTGGTCTCACGAATTTGACCTTATTGTTTGATGTGAGGTAGATGTATAGCAAAAATAATACAATTAGTAGAAGCCACATTCTTATTTATTTCTGAGATAATAATATATGTCTCTGGAAATCGTAACATACGCGAACAAATCTCAGGGTATGTTTGAAGAGCTTGTCAATAATGAGTTTGGTGTTCCAGTGACCGTGTTGGGTTGGAAAACTAAATGGAATGGGTTTAGTGATAAATACAAGGCAATGACAAAACACCTTGAAACCAAGGGTGATGACGACATTGTTATTTTCCTTGATGGTTTTGATACAAAGATCAATAAAGATCCACGCGAAGTTGTTGAACTTTTCAAGGAGTGTGATTGTAAAGTCCTTGTCTCAAAAGATCCAGAAGTACCTGGAAAACCTCTCACACATCTGATTTTTGGAAAGTGTGGTAAAAAATCTACCGCAAACTCGGGTCTCTATATGGGTTACTCGAAAGAACTCAAAAGTGTCATAGATGAAGCACTGGCTGAAAAGTGTGAAGATGATCAAACAAATATAAACACAGTTTGTCAAAAGTCTGAATTTGTAAAAGTTGACGAAGAAGAGAAAATCTTTAAAAACTTTGGACCTCTGGACAAAAAACATGACACAGATGCCATATTTGTCTCATACCCAGGTTCTCCAAGTATTGGGAGATACTCGCGAGCTATAATTGAATACACACAATTCTTGTACATGTATATATTGTGTCTAATCATTTTGGGTCTGGCTTTCTTTCCTCAGAGACAGAAAGTTTTGTTACCTATATTGATTCTATTTACTGCGTTCTACACTTTTGTGGCTGACAAATCATGCACTTTCCATTCTCGCTAAGTCGTCTATATCTCTACTTTTGCGGGTGACGCCCACAACGCCCTTGAAAGCACCCAACCACCTCGTCACGGCTCGTCTTGATGCGAGTTGTGACGCGGTCTCATCACATATAATGATACTTAGACCATTACACACATCGGGTTTATTCACTTTATCGGGGAACTCCAAATTGAACGCCTCTATAGATATTGCTGGGATATCTGGGGCTTCATCAAGAAGTCTATCATACTCTTCGCGACACTTCTTCACAAAATCAACAACCCCTGTACGGTCATTCTCATCAAGGGACAATTCCATATCTATATTTCTATAGTACTTGGAGTACTGGACACACATCGCAGAGTGTGCTTCTGAGAGACTCAAACTTTGGCTGAACTTACCTATAGATGTGAGGATACCACCCAAAACATTGAGGAACGCAAAAAAGTACTGCACAATCATAATTTTAGCGCGAGTTTCCGATGAAACACTATCATTCCCACTTGGATTGAGAACTGCGAAACCACCAACACCTGTGATACTCGCGATGATTATACTCGGGTATGACAGGTAATCATTCTGTTTTTTGAAGTGAAGGCGTGCGTGATTATGAAGCCAGCGATACCCCGCGGCTCTCTCGGCCCACGATTTGAGGAGCTTCTCCTGCTTCTCACACCACGGGTGGGGCTCCATTATTTTACGCGAGCATTTTTAATCTCGGTGGCTTCTCGGTGTGCCATTGTATCCACGAGTTCATTCTGTGGATGTCCATTGTGTGCCTTGACCCACTTCCACTCCACAGAGGTCATCTTACCCTGGAGAGTATCAATTTCGATCCACAACCCCTTATTCTTTACAGGTGTACCCGCGGCGGTGCGCCACCCATTTCTCTTCCAATTCTTAATCCATGAAGTTATTCCATTCTTGACATAGTTACTATCGGTAAACAGTCTTATCTCAAGAATGTCGCGTGCGAGACACTGTTGAAGTGCCTGAACGACGGCAGTCATTTCCATGACATTATTTGTTGTTCCATCTTTACCCCCCGACATATTAATGCCCGCGCCAGTCACGGCCCAACCACCTGGACCGGGGTTTCCCAAACAACTTCCGTCTGTGTATACGTCTTGCATTTGTTATTACATTGTGTCATTTATTTAAGTCTGACGAAACTTTATTTATTTCTTGAAATCGTAACAATAGTCACAATAATACCAGCAACGAGGATTGTTACTGGAATCCACATACCCAATTGCTGCTGTGTTGTTTTTTGTTTGCTTGCCATTTGATATACTATTAGATTTAAAAATTGTGTTCTGATCAATTTTTAAATTTAATTTTGTATTACGCGAGACGATTTTTATATATTTAAGCCGAAATAAGCTTAGTTAGAGAAGGCCAAACCGCCCATACCCGATTGGATGCGGAGAACGTTGTAGTTGACCGCGAACATGTGCATGGTGGTGTTGGCAACCGCCGCTGGGAGAGTAACCGCGACTTGCGCGTTATCAATGCGGGAGAAGTTGCACGTACCAGTTGGTTGGTGTTCTTCTGGCTTGAGGGCGAAGGAGTACGAGTACACACCCGCGTATGGGTTACCGCTGTGGTGGTTGTACGATTGCACTTGGTTGAAGTACTTACCCTTTTGAGCCTTGAATCGGTCTTGGCCGTTGAGGACCAACTTGAAGTCAGTCATTGGGCCAACAGCTTCTTCGCTGAAGTCAGCGGTGGAGGCATCCGCGTTGAAGAGTGGCACACCACCCGCTTGGCCGATTGGCACGTAGCAGTTGGAGGCGGTACCCGCGCGGGGGTCGCATTCGAGGACGATGTCAGCCGCCGCTGGTTCGGAGGTGAAGTTCCACAAAGAAGTGGCAACGTTCGCCGCCGCTGGGTCGTTAAAGCACCACACAAGTTCCTTGACTGGGTGGTTGTAGGACAAACGCTTGTTGGAGGTGGAACCCGCAGTGACGGTGTCGGAGCCAGTGTGTTGCACTTGCTCGATGAGGTATTCGTGACCCTTTTGCGCGAAGCGGCGACGCTCCTCGGTGTCCAAGTACACGTAGTTCGCCCACACCTTGAACACAGTGGTGCTCAAGTAGGTGGAGAAAGTGGAGGTCAAGTCAAAGTCAATGCGCACTTCGTGGTATTGAAGAGCAATCAATGGCAAGTACAAACCTGGGTTGCGGTTGAAGAAGAAGATCAAAGGCAAGTACACAGTCTTACCGGTAGCCGCAGTGGTCATCTTGGCCCAGTTAGCCTTCTTGGTTTCATCCAAGTAAAGCTCGGAGTACAAACGCCACCAGCGTTGGTAGTGCTTGTCGATGCGTTGACCACCGATGGAGAGTTCGGCAGACGCGATCGCACGTTCAGCGACCCAGCAGGCATCATCACCATCCGCGGTGCTGGTGTTCGCCGCAGCGGATTGGAGCTCGACGTACATGTCGCCGACCAAATCCCCGTTACGGGCAATAGTGACGGACACACGGCCAGAGTCGGCCGCGGTACCGTTGACAGTTTGTTCGATGTTTTCCATCGCGAAGTTAGTGTGACGCTTGTAGACAGCTTGGAAGAAGGTAACCTTTGGGTTACCGGTCAAGTAGACGTCTTGGGCGCCGTAGGCGACGAGTTGCATGAGACCACCGGCCATTGTGAGAGTTTTTGTACTATAAGCAGAGAAAATAATTTCGGCTGAAACCGCACCTGACTGCGAAAATTTTGATTTTGAAAATTCTCAGTCTAAGTTAAAATGTCGTCTCGTCCTGAAGATGAAGAATCAGTTGAGGAAGTTGAGGAGGGGGAGATTGTCTCCGAGGAGGAAGAGGAGGAAGAGTTGGAGTTTGACGAGGATGAAGATGGGGATTTCTTTGAAGAGGAAGATGAAGGCATGGATCTCGCGGGTCTCATGAGCTCCCTCTTGGCGACCCCAGACGGTGATACCGTGTGCTCTGCCCTCGTTAACCTCTGCTACCAATTGGAAACCCAAAATAAAATTCTCATAAAGATGCTTGCCAAAATGCAACCCCCAAAATAAGCTTAGAAACAAAAATCGTATTTCATTAAATACATAGAAATGGAACATACCCATTTCATTGATAAGGAACCCAATAAGTATGAGGCTCTCACAGAACTTCAGAAACAGCACATCCAATCAATGAAAGAAGAACAGGTACTGGACGTCATCGATAAATTTGAACAGGCCTGGTCCCTCAAGTCGAATGACTTTAGAAATGCTCGTGAGTTGGGCTACCGCCAATTTGTACACCCCTCAAACTTTGATGAATTTGGAAATCCAAATGTGAATGAGATTGACCTCCTGGCGATCAAGGGTATTCGTGACAAGCAAATGACCTATCTGACGAATATCAAAAATCATATCAGAGATCTCAAGATTCATAAACAGGAACTGAATGACGACGGAATCACCGTCATGAAGAGAGTCAATAATATCAAGAGACAGGTGGACGATGGATATCACAATATTCGGCGTCACTATATGTCCTTTGAGCGTGTAGACAATCCGACCGTTCAACCACAATTCAGTGTCCTGGGGGATCCGACGACCCTTGATGCCGAGGAGGTTGAGAATTCAACACCATTTCAAAAATGTCTCCTGTACTCCCTCGACCAAACATACAAAGCTGGGTATCGACGATACAAGGGGCAGTGTTGCGAGGAGATCAAAACCGTCGAGGGTCACAGAACTCGCGCCTGGCAACCAAAGTTTACGATTGAGCAGTTTGTCTATTCTCTGGCTCAGAAGGATGACAATTTCGAGGTATGGAAAAACTTTACAAGTCGTGGCACAGTGTTTCGAGATGTGATTGATAATATGTCAAAGTGTCTCGATGCCCAGTTCCCCGAGATTACCAAGAGGCGTCACGTATGGTCCTTCAAGAATGGTGTCTTTGTCGGCAAAGAATGGATTCCGGATCGTGGTGTGTATGATTGCTGTTTTTACTCGTATGATAGTCGCGAGTTCCGATGCTTGGATCCAACTATTATCGCCTGTAAGTACTTTGATCAACAGTTTGACGACTTTTCACATTTGAAACGCTGGCAAGACATTCCAACGCCATTCTTTGATTCCGTTCTAAAGTATCAAAAGTTTGAGGATGAGGTATGTAACTGGGCCTATGTGATGGGCGGACGTCTCTGCTTTGACATAGGGGATCTCGATGGATGGCAAGTAATTCCATTCTTCAAGGGTATTGCTCGCTCAGGTAAGTCAACCCTCATTACCAAAGTGTTCAAGAAGTTTTATGAAAATGAAGATGTTGGTACCCTCTCGAACAATATTGAGAAGAAGTTTGGTCTTTCAGCAATCAAAGATGCTTTTATGTTTATTGCCCCAGAAGTGAAGGGGGATCTCGCCCTGGAACAGGCTGAATTCCAGAGTATGGTATCAGGTGAAGATGTCAGTGTCGCCGTGAAGAATAAGACAGCTGTCTCCATTGAATGGACTGTACCGGGTGTATTGGGTGGTAATGAGGTTCCAAATTGGAAGGATAATTCTGGGTCTGTTCTTCGTCGTATTCTTCCTTGGAACTTTTCAAAACAAGTGAAGGATGCAGATCCCCAACTTGATGAAAAATTAAACCGTGAGTTGCCAATCATCCTTCTCAAGTGTGTCAGGGCTTACCTCGATTATTCGAGCAAATACAACAACAAAGATATTTGGAATGTAGTACCAGAGTACTTCAAGAAGATCCAGAAGCAAGTGGCAATGGTTGCGAGTACCCTTCACAACTTCTTGGAATCCACCAACATCATCTTCGGCAAAGACCTCTTTGTGCCTCAAAAGTTGTTCATTCAAGTGTTCAATCAGCACTGTCAGGCAAACAATTTGGGCAAGCCCAAGTTCAATCAGGACTTCTATGCGGGGCCTTTCAGCTCACGGGAGATTGAAGTCAGGGAAGAGGTTGTCACCTACAAGGGGCGAACATACCCCAGACAACCAGTCATCTACGGTGTTGATGTGGTTGAGGAGAGTTTGGGCTTCACAGATGATTACTAAAAAAAATACTACCCAATAGTAATAATGAGCCAGCAGCTCAGAGAATTTGTGAAACAGTCGGGCGTGGAACTACGTCCCGCAAACAGCCCAAATTCTGTATCCACGACTGCGTCAAATAACGCTCTCGTTCGGGAGATTGAGGCAGATATGGGGTTTCCACCTCGTCTTGAAAAAAACATTATTGATAATTCAAATTACGGTGAGTTTGCGCAGTTTCTGAATAATTCAGACAATAACATGCCCGAGATGCCGTCCCCCATCATATTCAAAGTCAGTAAATTGAATCCAGGTATGTTTAACGCAACTGTTAATAAGAATTTTAGCGCCGAGACGCGTATCAACCTTAAGAAGATCCTTCTCAAGTCGCCACTTCCAAAGACACCTATTGGCGAAGGTCTTTATATAGACACAAAGGAGATTAATGGTATTTATGGTCGATTTACCACGGGGTTCTCTCACACCCGTGAGTATGGCAAGAAGGGAGACCTCGGTAAGGACTTTTTTACAGTTCAATTGAAAGTGACCATCTCTAACGACGTTGAGTCAAAGGGTGCTACAGTTAACTTTTACAAGAATGGTAAGATTCGCTTCTCGGGGGGTTTTATTGGATCTAATATCTCAAACCAACCCGAACTCATTCGTCGCTTTATGGTAGATAACTATAGCGATCGCGAAGCCTTCCTTTACAGTCCATTTGAGTACAACAATCTCAGTGGGCAATTTAGAGTGAATGGTGTTTTCAAGAGTATGGAGGAACTTCAACGAAAGTTTGTCTTACAATATGGCACTGTAGATGCCAAGTATGATCCAGAACTTTCACCATTTATGTATGTGACACACAAGGGTCACAAGTATATTTTGGCCAAGAGTGGTAACATTCAGATATCTGGCGCCCCAACCCCAGCTGATATGCTTGTAGCCTACACCGATGGATCCCAATTGGCAAAGATGCTCTATGAGAAGGGGGATATCATATTGACCGCCTCGGTGCCAAATAGATTGGTCAAGGGGAAGAAGGTTCCCAAGAAGAAAGTCATTTTGACTAAGAAGCAGGCCGCAGCCCTCAAGATTGATGCCAAACAGTGTATGCGTATGCCAAAGTCCGAACTCGTGGATCTCGCGAAGAAGATGGGTGTCGTTGGTATCACAACCTCCACGAAGAAGGATGAGATTTGTGATAAGATCAAGAAGGTCTCTGGTACAAAGAGTGCCACATTCCGTAATACCGAAAAGAAGAAGAATGTTGCCCTCGTTGGCTCTGGTAACAACTTCAAGGTTGGGCGAGCCACCTGTACGGGTTACAGCAAGACTGAACTTCTCCGCGTTGCGGGGATCCTCAAGATTAAGCTTGATCCCAAAGAGACCAAGGTTACCCTGTGTAAGAAGATTGAAAAGGCTCGTAACGCTATGATTGCCCCCAAACCAAAACCAAAGACGCCACCCACTCGCAAGGAGGTGGCTCAACAGAAGAAGAATGTAAAGAAGGACGTGGTCATTAAGAAGAGAGGTCTCAATGAAAACTCAATCCGTAGAGATATTGAGAAACTCTATGGTAAGCGATGGATGACAAGGTACAAGAATGTGATGCCATCCCTCAACAATGATGTCAAGGAGATGAAGGCTCGTCTCAATAAGTTGAAGACTGGTAACAAAATGGGTATCCCCTTCAAAAAGGATGTTGATATCCTCAAGAAGCGCCTCGTCAACCGATGGAAGAATGAGAGAGGTAGAAACTTGGAAATGAAGGTCATCGGAAATCAACTCAATGTTACTGGTGTACCAAATAGACTTGTAGTACAATATAAAAATGCTGCGACAAACTATATCATGAAAAATGGACCAACTATGAAACAACTTGAAAAGTACAAAAAGACTTGGATAAACTTAAGGAAAAATCGTTAATTATATTTAGTCAAAATGGAAGAACAAATCCTCGAGAGACTTAAGATTGGCAAGGAGCGCTATGGTCACGGGGTGATTGTCAATTCCGACACGCGCGAATGGGGAACACCTAAAAACTCTTGGATTGACATGGCCGTTGAAGAGTTTTTAGACGCAGTGATATATGTCATAGCTGACTATATTCGTATGGGACGTCAAAGTGATACATCGATGTCTGAGCTTGAAATGGGTTACACCACGAATGACCCGTCAGATGACAATGGTCTTATCATGTATATTCTTAAAAATCACGAGAAGATTGAGAGTCCCAAACACCATATGATGGTGGAGACTCTCCTTAACACT